AAGATGGTCAAATCAAACCTTATAGAGTGGAAAGGTAATAAGTATTATCTGCAGGCGAACGGAGTGATGTTATCCAGTAAGTGGAAGAAATTCAAAGTGGGCTGGAGATACTTTGCCAAAAGCGGAAAGATGCTGAAAAGCAGGTGGTTTAGATATAAAGGTGCAGACTATTACTTCAATACTGCAGGTGTAATGGTAACAGGAAAGAGAAACATACCTTGCGACTTCGGCACAGATGGCAAGCTGAAAGGAGTTAACTAATGGAACAGAAGACGCTTAATTTCACAGCCACAGGGCGACTGCTGGTTAACAAGTCAAAGTGCTTAATGCCATCTAATACGGTTAATTACATTGAAGCGCAGTTTGAGCTTGATGAGGAATGGCAGGCTTTTGATTCTGTAAGGGCAGTATGGAGCTCCAACAACGCTATTATCTCGACTGTATTGGACGGAGAGGGCAAGGTATTAGTTCCGAGCGAGGTACTGGCAGAGCTGGGCAATGTTCTTGTGAATCTTGCTGGCTCTAATGTAAATGGGAAAACGCTTACTGAAAGGCTCACGACATTTCCTGTGCTGGCTTTAAGGGTAACAGCCGAAGCTCTTGTGGCAGGTAGTGAGACAGCAGAAATAACTCCCAGCCAGTTTGAGCAATATGTGGCGCAGGTGGAGCGGTTAATCAGTGCAAATGCCTTGCACTTTACCGATACAGGTGCAGGCAACATTCTTATAACAAGAGGTGAGTAATGGCTATAAAAGAATTAACATCTATAAGGTTTCCCGATTTAGGGGACGAATATAAAGTCAAGGTAACACAGCAGGTGCTGAACGAAAGCCTGCAGGCATTAACCGAAGAAGTAGACAATAAAATTGACACTGCTAAAACTGAAATAAATAACGCTATTGATACAGAAGTATCTAACCGTAATACCGCTATATCCAACGCTATTGATACAGAAGTAGATAACAGAAATAACGCAATTGATGAAGCGCTTTCCGAATATGCCAAAGTAGACGGATACTACGAAGAGATGGCGGTAGGAAGTGCAGAACAACTTCTCTCGACCCAGTTCGTAGAGGATTCCGTACCTTATAAGTTCCGCACAAGCGGAGGCTCAAAAGACATCGGTAACCGTGAATATGATGAGATAGTAGGCGGAAGTATTGTTTGGAATCAGTTACAAGCCAACACAACATCAAGGACTATTGATGGGATAACCTTTACTTATACCAATGGCTCATTGAGGGTTAACGGAACGGCAACACAGATAGTTTGGTGGTTGTCGGGCGGTACTACTTGGGATTTCTATAAAAATCACATTTATCTGCTTGATACGGGCAATGATAATTATGTTGGCGATTCAAACAAGTGGGTATGGTATGTTCCCGACAGATTTCCAAGCTCTTTAATTAGACCGAGAGAAATTGTAAAAGCATCGTCAGACGGAAAGTCATATTTTCAAATGATGGTAAGAGGTGGCAATCCCATTGATATGACATTTAAGCCTCAAGTATTTGACTTAACCGCAATGTTCGGCTCAACAGTAGCAGATTATATCTACTCACTTGAAACCGCACAGAGCGGAAAGGGAGTGGCATTCTTCAAGAGCTTATTCCCTAATGATTACTACCCTTATAATGCAGGTGAACTCTTATCCGTAGAGGGATTACAGAGTCACGATACGGCTGGATTTAATCAATGGGATGAAGAGTGGGAACTCGGAACGATTTCAAATACTGGAGAGAATGTCTCATCCACTACAGAAATCCGTTCAAAGAATTATATCCCAATACTGCCGAATACTGCATACTTTTTAGGCTGTGCAACGGCAGGCACATTCAACTATAGATTCTACGATTCTAATAAGGCATTTATAAGTTTTGGGTATATTGGTAGAAATAGCACACTAACCACTCCAAGCAATGCTTCGTATATGAGATTCTATATGGGTTCGGCATACGGCAATGTATACAAGAACGACATCTGTATCAATTTATCTTGGAGCGGATGGAGAAATGGCGAATACGAACCTTACAAGAAGCATTCCTATCCTCTCGACTCAAGCCTTACATTAAGAGGAATGTTGAAACTCAACGCACAGAATGAACTGTATTTTGATGGTGATATCTACTCACACGATGGAAAGGTAACAAGGAAGTATAAGGAAGTCTTGATAAATGGAGACGGCTCATACAGTTTTGGTATGAACGGCAAGTCTACCGATTCAAGTTTGTTCTATATCATTTTTAATGATAAGAAGAACGGCAGATACAATATGGTTTCTGACCGCTTTATGGTTCCATCTTCTGGTTCAAGCGGTGCAGGGCTTATGAATGGCAGAGACGGAAGTGGATTAGTTGAGTTTTCATTACCGCTAACAGTAAATCAAGATAGTGCTTCTGCAAATGCGTGGTTTTCTGCAAATCCAACAAGGCTTATCTACGAACTCGCAACACCCACCGAAGAAACCGCAGAACCATTCGAAGAGGTTCAGATTGTTGACGATTTCGGAACAGAGGAATACATCAGCGGAAATCTCGTTCCCGTAGGACACAACACAAAATACCCTGCTAACTTAAGAGACAAACTCCAGCATCTTCCGAATATGGCAGATAGTGACGGAGCGTATCTCATAAGACAGACCAACAAACAGATGAGCCTTGAAGTATTTAGGATTCCGAAAGCACCGACGATAGACGGAACATATATCTTGAAAGCTACAGTAAGCGGTGGTACACCTACATATATTTGGGAGGCGGTAGAATGATTACTTTATACAATGTTATCGACATAAGAACTGGACAGTTCTATTCCGTGGCAAGAATCAAGCCCAGGAATGCGAGATGGTTCGTTCAAGCAGAAGCAACAGAAGAGGAGTAACAGATGGGTACTTATCAGTCAGTAAAAATAATTAATCCGTACGGAGTAGAAACAGATGTACTCAAGATTAATTCTGATGGCGAGTTCGCTCCTGTTGAGCCTGCAGTTGAGCCAGTAACAGAGACACCTGTAGAGGGAGAATAAGATGGAGAACATTGAAATCACTTTTAATACTGTGCTTCAATTTTTTGGCGCAGTGGCGGTGATAGGGGGTGGAGTGAAAATACTGGTAAACCTGTTCTCTCCATTTAAAGAGGTAAAAGAAAAATTGAAAAAGCACGATGAGCTTTTAAAGGGCGACAAACAGCAGTTGGACAGCGTGGAAGAAACTCTTACGAGAATCGAGGAAGCACAAAAGGTGCAGGGCAAAGCCATAATGGAATTGCTAAACCACATTATAACAGGGAACGATATCGAGGAGTTAAAGAACAGGCACACAGAACTGATGAATCATTACATAGAGCAGTAGCAAGCCCTCGGAGGAATCTGTGGGGCTTGGAATCCATAATTGCCTCCGTAGTGATAGGAATAAAGGGCGGAAATCGAGCGTTTCTGCCCTTATATTCCAGCAATACATAAATGCTTTACAATGCGATGAAAATGGCTTAAAATGGCATTTAAAGGGCTTACAGCGGACAATGTAAGTAGCGCATAAGTAACAAGAAAATATAAAATCCCTTGCAGGTCAAGGGGTTTGGCGATTTTGAAAGTTACAAGGAGAATAACTTGTAGCCGAAATCACAGCAAAAGAAAAAGGCGGAAAAACCTTGCATTTCAAGGCTTCCGCCATTTTTTTATTTTTTGGAAAAGTGGTTATAGATGGCACTGAATGGAGTCCGTAAGTAGCAAGTAAGTTACAAAGTCATCATATCTATCTGCTTAAGCAGTGCAGTTTCAAAAGTGTGAGTATAAACATCTTCTGTCGTATCCTTTGAAATGTGTCCCAGTATTCTTTTTACATAGTAGGAGTCCAGCCCTGCTTCTTTCGCCAGTGTGGCAAAAGTATGACGACATTCGTGAGGGGTGTGGGGAATGTTCAGCTTTTCAAACCTGCTGTAGACGAAAGAGTCATACTGCATTCCTAAACACAAGTCGTATTGGAATAAATCTAATATATCCTTATGGATAGGCACAAGCCTTTCCGCACTGGCTGTTTTAGTTCCGTGTACATCTATAATCCTGCGGTCAAGGTGTATGTCTGCAGGGGTTAAATTTAGATATTCGCTGACCCTTAAGCCTGTGTAAATCAGTATCAAAATAGGTGCATACACTGCAGGCTCATTCAGCATTGTTTTTATTTCTTCCCTCGTAAAAGGTTTTTTTGCTTTTGGCTTCGCTTTACTGGTAATCTTGACGAAACTGCTGTAGTCCTTGTCTATAATGTCGTTAGCTATGGCATAGGAATAGACAGTGTGGAACACCTTGAGAATATTGTTTTGTGATGAGCGTGATAATTCAGACTGGCTGTCAACTATTGCCTGCAGGTGCTTGACCTTTATATCGGAAAGGCGCATATCCTTGATGCTGGCGCACTTGCCGAAAGCTATCCTGTAGGACTTTTGGGAAGAAGCCGATAATTTTTGGATATCTTTGCTGGCTATTTCGTAGACCTGTCCAAAGGTGCTTTCGTCAATGTCGGGAGGGCGCTTGTTAAATTCAGCTAAAGCTATCAGTGCTTCCTGCCTTGTTGCATAATACCCGATGGCTTTCTGTTGCTGACGGTATTTTGGCATTTTGTAATACTCATTTACCTGCTGTTCTACCTGCTGGTAAAGCTCATCTGTTATAATGCCTTTTAAAGGCGTTAAATCAACGATTTCAGCCTGTTTTATACCTGTAGTAATAAATACACCAAAAGGCTTTCTTCTGTTACCCTTAAGGCGCTTTATCGTTCCGTATCCGTTAGGGTTTTTCATATCGCTCGTCTTAACTCCACAACTACTCCAATAACCTGCACAGGTAAGCTATTGACCTCTTCGGGGCTGAACACCATCGGCTCATATGCAGGATTCAGCGAGTGCAAAGTAACGCCATTGGTATTTCGATATTAGTTCTTACAGCAAGCGTCATTTCCATTCACCAGCGCAATCACTATGTCTCCATTTTCAGCTTCGCTTTGTTTCTTTACGATTACCACATCACCGTCCATAAAATAAGGCATCATAGAATCGCCTTTGATATGCAGTCCGAAAAAACTGCCTTGAGTAGTCCACATCTTCGGGATTTCCTCATAGCCGAGTATGTCCGTTATAGCTTCCAAAGGTAAGCCAGCTTTAACAGAGCCGAGGATAGGGATTTTAGTCGCCTGCACATTATGGCTCTCGTCAGTGCCAGTATACAGAATGTCAGCTACATCAACACGCAGGGCATCGGCAAGGATACGGAGCTTATTTTGGTTAATGTCGTTTCTTCCTACTTCAAGGCGGTTAATGGTGGAACGACCCGAAAAGCCACATAAGTCAGCGAGCTCCTGCTGGGTTAATCCTCTGTCGGTGCGCAGTTTTTTGATACGCTGTCCGAGCGCTTTAAGGTATTCTTTCTTTTCTTCGCTAATCATCTTTCTGCTCTCCTTTCTTTAATGGTGGTTATATTGTAGCGCATTAAAAGTAGTCTGCACAAGTACAAAAGTAGAAAATTGTAGTAAAAAACGGTAAAAAAATACTTGCAATATGATTTGAACGGTGGTATATTGTTATTGTAGTAAAAAACACTACAGCAAACGAAAGCGAGAAGCCCACAGGGCAACAAAGGAGGAACAGAAGATGACAAGAGAACAGGCGATGGCAAAAGTAAACGCATATAACGCAGAGCTTAAGGATTACACAGAGAACGGACTTTACGAAGAGCTTGGAGTTGACAAGAACAAGAAAGTTAATGGCGGTGAATGGTTCAAGCTGTGGAACAAGGCGTATAACCTGCTTTACAAGTATTACGAAATCGGCTCTGCAGTACAGAGCGAGTGCAGGGCTTGTGGACACGATGTGAAGATGAATATGCAGAGCTACGAACTGATTCTACACTAAAGGAGAATACAGAGCACAGGGGCGACAGCCCTTGTAATGTAGCCGATGGCAGTTGCAAGCCTGCAGAACAGAAAGGAGAGCAAAAATGGAAGCAAAGTTAATCAAGATAGACAAAAACGGAAGCAAGCACTATGAGGGAAGAGTTACCTGCGACAAGTGTGGCGGTGATGGGATATATAAGTGGGGTGCTATGGAGTACCTCGGTAATGGACAGGTAAGACCGCAGTTTGCTGGAGTGTGCTTTAAGTGTGGCGGTACTGGTAAGGTATGGAGCAAGTGGATAGAGCGTACACCCGAATATCAAGCAAAGCTGGACGCTAAAAGGCTGGAGAAGTGGGCAAAGCGTGAAGCAGAGTGGAAAGCCCTGCAGGCAGAACAGGAAGCCAAAAGGGCAGAGGAAAAAGCCAAAAAGGAAGCCGAGGAAAAGGCACGCAAAGAAAAGAGCCAGTATGTTGGACAGGTTGGCGACAAGCTGGAGCTGAAAGTAACCTATGAGGGAAGCGGTGCTTTTGACAGCCCATCATTTAAGGGCTATGGCATAGACACCACATATATCCACAGGTTTAGAGATGAGAACGGAAACCTGCTTATATGGAAAACGCAGAACAGCCTCGGGTGGAATGTAGAGGGCGACAAGAACAACTACTATATGACAGACGGAGATAAGTTTATAGCTTGGTGCTCACCCGACAAGGGCGACACACTGACAGTAAAAGGCACAGTGAAAGCACACAGCGAGTACAAAGACGAAAAGCAGACAGTTTTAACAAGGTGCAAGGTAGGGGCTTAAGCCCTTACCTGCAGGAAAGGAGAGCAAAGATGGATTACAATTACACAACAACGGTAGAACTTAAAGGCGAGGAGATTAAAGCCTTAAGAAAGGCGGTAGCCTGCAAGCAGGTAGAGCTGGAAGATTTTGGGTTAAAGGATTCGGAGTTATATGCCACATTAGAGCAGGTTTATAACAAGCTTATACTGGCAAGCTTGTACAAATAAAAAAAGGAGCGAGAGCAATGGAAAGATACGATTATTATAAGGCTGTAAAGAACGATATCACGGAGGAAATTAAGGAAAAGGAGCAATGGCTTGGGAAGGCTATCACAGAAGCCTATGAGGACAAAGACGAAGCCTATGACCAGTTATATGACGATATGTGGATAGACGACAGCGTTACAGGTAACGCAAGCGGAAGCTATTACTGCAACACATACAAGGCAGAAGAAGCCCTGTGCCACAATTGGGACATATTAGATGAAGCCTTGAGGGAGTTTGGTTGCAGTGATGAAAACATAACCGAGAAAGGAGCGGAGTGGTGCGATGTAACTATTAGATGTTACCTGCTGGGTGAAGTGCTGGGGCAGGTGCTGGAAGAGATGTTTGAGCAGGCGGATTAACTTCGCCTGCCTGTATCACAGAATACTACAATAATTTAAAAAAGTAGTGGAAAAAGTAAAAAAACTACTTGCAAAAGGGAAACGGCGGTGGTATATTATTAGTGTAGTAAAAAACACTACAACGCAACGGAGAGCCCGATGGGCTGAAAGAAAAGGAGAGCAAAAATGACAAAGAAAATCGAAACTATCATAAACAAGGCTAAAGCTGTAGACGATGGCGGACTTGACAACATTAAGAAAGTAGTAGCCGAGGAACTTGGAGACTGCACCACAGAAGAGTGGAACGAAGTAATGGATACCGTATTATATGAATTAGCAAAGGAGAGCAAAGAGATGACACAGGTAGCAAAGAACGCAGAGCAGGTACTGGACACAGTAAACGGAATGATTACCGACCTTGAGAATGGTATGGTATGGAACAACAAGTACAGAATCGCAGATGTATACGACGAGCTGAACATCTTCGACTGGTGGAACGACAACCTTTCAAAGACACAGCTTAAGGATATGCAGAAGTTTTTAAAGGAAGCCATTAAGCTTGGACATACTGGCTATGTGTGCTTCAAGGTAGGAGCGACAGGCTGTGCGAACGGTATGTGGGCATACAAGGCAGAAAGCACAAATGGACACTCCCCCGAAAAGGGCGAATGCTTATACAAGAGCTTTTCACCTGCATACAATTACTGGCGCTTCTGCACAGAGGACGGAAAGTGGATGCCCGAGGGCGATGAGGAATACGCCAGCATTAAGACGATGGCACAGCTTGAGGAAGCCATTTATGATGTAAAGCTGGCGAAGCTTGTAACCGAATGGGATGCCGAAAACAAGCTTGGCACAGTTAGCAAGTATGGATGGACTAAAGCCGAATACATCAACTACCTTATCGACCACGGTTACAACAGAAGCGATGCTGAATGGGAAGCCAATAGATACAACTGGGACGAGGACACGATAGACCTTAAGAATGGCGTAACCATCGCAGACGGTAAAGCCTATTTAGAGGACGATGTTAACCTTGATGAGGATGAGCTGGTAGAGCTTGAGGGAGACGAGGACGACCTTTACGAAGCGCAGGCTGAAATCGACTGGCAGGCAGAACAGGTGGACAGGCTTACAAAAGCCGAATACATTGATTACTTAAGATATAATCAAGGTTTTAGCATCGTAGGCGCTGAAAAATATGCAAACGAGCTATATTCCGAACTTGATAATAAAAAGGCTGTAACAGACGAAAAACAGCTTTTAAGCAGGCATACAGAGTATGCAGTACACTTCGTATTGAAAGATGGTAGCGAGGAACATATAACAGGGCATTTCGCCAGCGAAAACGAAGCCAATGAAAGCGCAGGGCGGAAGATAGCTTTTGGAAATAAAGATGTGTATATCGTAGCGAGAGAAGTAACCGAGTGGACAAGGTTATAAAGAAAGGAGCGAGAGCAATGGCAGGCAAGAGAATAGAAGTAGATTTTGACAGACTTAAAAAAGCAGTGGAGAGCAGAAACTTCACAATATTAACAGCAGGCGAAGAGATAGGCAGGTGCTCGACTTGCCTTTATGGGGCGAAGAGAAATGGGTACTTATCAAGACCAGTTATTGAGGACTTGAAAGCCATCGGCATCACATACGATATGATTAAGCCAGTAACAGACGAGAAGCCCGAAGCAAAGCCCGAAGCAGAAACACGCTTTACGACTATGGACGAGCAGATGCTTAAGACCTTAATAGGAGCGCAGGCGCAGGCGAACAACAATATGATATCCATATTTAAGGAACTGCAGGAGATTAAAGAACTGCTGGTAGCAATATTGGGATAAAGGAGGGCAAAATGGAAAAGATAGCGGTAGCGGTTAAAGAGCCGATGAAACCATTAGTATTTACAGAAATCGACAATGACCTTGAGACACTGCAGGGCATAGTTGGGGGCTGGATAGAGGCTGTACCTTTTGGCGATATGGTGGTTATATGCGATGAAGAGGGCAGACTTAAAGGCAGAGCACCGAATGTGAAGATAGCTGGTATAGAGTTTGTAGGAACGATAGTAATAGCAGGCACTGACGGAGATGAGTTCGCCAGCCTGCCGAAGGAATACAGATAAAGGAGTGAGAGCAATGACAGAGAGAGAATACAGAGAAAACAATGTTAGGGAAATAGAAACTATGTTAGATGTTACAAACGCTTTTAATAAGCTTATAAAGAGCATAGAGAGCGGAATGGACATTCAGTTTTGCGACCATTACTGCAACAGAGAAAAGTCATTTCAAGTGTATAAAGGTATTGAGTATTTAGCCTTTATACTGGGGGCAGATACGAGGGTAGATGGCAGAGAGAAGAAATTTGAATATAATGGCTACACTTTTTATCAGTTATGCCGTTTTGATGAGGACGGAGTAAAATACTGGGAGTAAAGAAAGGAGAAACAATGGCAGAAAGAGAAAATGTAAAAATCAACGCCAGCCTGCTTGAAAAATGCATAGCAAGAAGGGGCATTAAGAAGAAACACCTTGCGGAAGCGATAGGGCTGACACCAAAAGCTTTATACTTTAAAAGCAGAGGGAAGACACAGTTCTTACCGACGGAAATAACCGTAGTAGCTTCCGAGCTGGGGCTTACAAGGGACGAGATATTTAATATATTTTTTCCCTTGTTGTAGTAGAAAACACTACAGAAAGGAGCAAAAATGCGAGAGGAGAAAATAACCATAAAGCAGGCTTCACAGGCGTTAGGGGTTGACCCATTAACCTTAAGGGAAATGCTAAAGCAGGACGGATGCCCGATAGGAACAGCTTTTAAGCCTGCAGGGCATAGCAGATGGACATATGTGATATATCCGAAAGCCTTTAAGTGGTTAGTAGGGGAGAAAGGAGAGCAAGATGATTAGAAAGATAATTGCGCTGGCAGGGCTGGCGATGATGGCAAGCGGTGGCGACTGCTTGGGCGGTTACATTATAGCAGGAGCAGGGATAGCTCTTGTAGCTGTAGCAGGTTTAATGAAAGGAGAGCAAAGATGAAAGAAACACAGATAGCACAGGTGAGAAAGCATCTACTGCAGTATGGAAAGATAACACCGATGGAAGCCCTTGCTTATTATAATTGCTACAGGCTGGCTTCGGTGATACACAGGTTAAGAAACGACGGAATGGATATAACGACCATACTGCACGAAGATAAAGGCTATGCCACATACTGGCTGAACAGATAAGAAAGGAGAGAGCAAAATGTTAGAACTTATCGCAGGATTAAACGAAAGGTGCAACAAATATAAATGTTTGGAGACTATAAGGACGACCATACTGCAGGCAAAATCGCAGTACAGGGAAACCAAAAAACAGAACTACCTTGAGGACATAAAGATGACAAGGTATGCGCTGGATTATGTGGTGGTTTTACTGGGTGAGCTGGGGGTGTTTAGCACAGCCGAAGAGCAGGTAGTAAGAAGATACTATGGCTGTTATGAACGAGAGCTGGATTAAGATTCATCGCTCCTTGCTGGAGTGGGAATGGTACGATGATATCCCGACAAAAACGGTATGGCTTCACTTACTGCTGATAGCAAATTGGGAAGATAAGAAGTATCACGGTGAAACCATTAAAGCAGGGGAAGCGGTAATAGGGCGAAAGGCAATGGCTGACCAGTTGGGCTTAAGCGAGCAAAGCATAAGGACAGCTTTAAAGCACTTGGAAGAAACTGGCGAGATAAGCGTAAGGGCAACAAACAAGTATTCAGTAGTTACTGTTAATAATTGGGTAAAATTCCAATGCTGTGGGCAAGCAACCAACAACCAGCCAGCCGAAGCCCTTGATACACAAGGCTTGAGCGCAGATGACGACACGACAGCTAACCAACAAGTAACCAACGAACAACCAACAACTAACCAACAACTAACCACACCTAAAGAAATAAAGAATAAAGAAAATATAAATATTGTACTCAAAGCTTGGAACGACACCTGCAAAGATTATCCAAAAGTGCTAAAAGCTGATGCAGGCAGTACAAGGGCGAAAGCCATAACCGCAAGAGTGAAAGAGTATGGGCTGGATAAGGTGCAGGAAGTATTCAACAAGGTGCAGGCGAGCAAGTTTTTAAGAGGGGAGAGCGATAGCGGTTGGAAAGCGACATTCGACTGGGTTGTAAAGGCAAGCAATTTTCAAAAGGTAATGGAGGGCAATTACGATGACAGAAAAAATAATAAACACAATACCGAAAGAAATAAAGCAGAGGGCGACTGGGACAGCATCCTATTATGACGACAGAGATGACATACTCCGTGAGGAGATAGAGCGCCAGCGTGCCGAAATAAGGCGAAAACAAGCCAACAGGCTGTGGAAAGCTTCAAATGTGGGTAAACGCTTTGAAGAGGTAAGTTTCGACAGTTATAGGGGCGATTTGCAGGCGAGGAGCGTGTGCGAGAACTGGGTGGACTTTTATGCAGAGGGCGCAGGTTTGCTCTTATGCGGTGGCTATGGTGTAGGAAAGACACATTTAGCCATATCCACAGCGAGGGCAACACTGGAGCGGTATAAGACAACAGTATGGATAGACACATTCGCTGGTATGTTGCAGGAGTTAAAAAGCGCATACAGCCAGCCAGCAGAGTTTTCTAAAGCGCTGGCAAAGTATAAAGATGTGGATTTGCTGGTAATAGATGACCTCGGCAAAGAAAACCTTACAAGCTGGGCAAACGAAACACTCTTTACGGTAATAGACAGCAGGTACAGAGATATGAAAAGCTTAATTATCACGACAAATCTAATGCCGAATGAGTTAAGCAAACACATAGACGAAGCGGTGATGAGCAGGCTGGCGGAAATGTGCAGATTCGTTAAAGTGGAAGGAACAGACTACAGGTTAAAAAAGAGAGGAGAGCAGAAATGACATTATATGAAATTGACAAAAATATCAAGGAAGTTATAGAACAGGGCTTCACGGTTGATGAAGATGGCGTAGTGGTATTTGAGCAGGAAGACTTGGACAGCCTGCAGGCACAGCTTGAGGACAAGCTGGAAAACATAGCGTTATACATCAAGAACACACTGGCAGAAGTGAACGCAATAAAAGCAGAGGAAACCATATTAGCCGAAAGGCGCAAGGCAAAAGAAAACAAGGCGGAAAGGCTGAAAGAATATATGCAGTCATACCTTGAACAGCAGGGCAGGAAAAAGTTTGAAACGACAAAGGTAGTTGCAAGCATAAGGGAGAGCGAAGCTGTTGAGGTGGCGGAGGACGCTGTAGAAAAACTGCCTTTAGGATATGTGACTGTTAAGACGGAAATAAAGCCCGATAAAAAGGCTTTAAAAAAGGCGTTAAAGGACGGAGTTGAAATAGCTGGCGTTAAGCTGGTAAAGAATAAGAATTTAAATATTAAGTAAAGGAGAGCAGAAATGGAATTTAGAGCTTTAACAAAAGACGAAATCGAGATAAGAGTAGGGCTGTGCAGAGAGAACGGATTAAGCCTGCTTTTATACAAAAATGCCCGAGTGGATATGGATATACTTGATGAGACTGTAGGTGCTATGAACTGGCAGAGAAGCCACAGCAGGGAGAATGCGAACTGTGTTGTATCCATATGGGACAGCGAGAAAGAGCAGTGGATAAAGAAAGAGGACACAGGTACGGAAAGCAATACAGAAGCCGAAAAAGGACTGGCAAGCGACAGCTTTAAAAGAGCCTGTGTAAATTGGGGCATAGGAAGAGAATTATATACAGCTCCGTTTATATGGGTAAAAAGCTCACTGTGCAATATAGAGCAGAAGAATGGGAAATACACCTGCAGGGACACTTTTAAGGTAGGCAAGATAATAGTGGAGAACAAAAAGATAACAGCCCTGCATATCTACAACGAAACCAAATCAATAGAGGAAGGAAAGATGGTTACAGTTTATGTGAAAAAACCGAAAGGAGAGGAAGATGAATAGTGTTCAGTTAGTTGGGCGACTTTCTAAAGACCCACAGCTACAGCAGACCAAAAGCGGAAAGGAGATGGCGAGGTTTACGCTTGCAGTAGACAGGGCGTTTAAGGACGAGGAAAAGAAAGCCGACTTTATTGGCTGTGTGGCATTTGGGAAAGTAGCGTCTAATATATGCCAGTACAAGAAGCAGGGCGATATGCTGGCAGTAGAGGGCAGAATACAGACAGGCTCATACAATAAAGACGGTGTAGTGATATACACTACGGATATTATAGCCGACAAGGTGGAATTTTTAAGCACACAGCAAGGAAAGGGCGAAAAACAAGCAACAACACAAAATGACGAAAAACCTGCGCCAAAAGCTAAAATACAGCCCGACACAGCCGAGCCAGTGCCTGCAGGGTTTGCAGTAATAGAGGAAGATATTCCATTTTAAAAGGGGGAGAAAATGAAACAGCCGAAAGCTCCGTGCCTCGGATGTAACGAAAGGCAGTTAGGATGCCACAGCTACTGTGACAAGTACATTAAGTTTAAAAGCGAAAACGAAAAGTTTAGAGCTGAAAAAATGCGCACTATAAAGGAAAACGAAATAATAAATGACATTGAAAAGCGCAGGATAAAAAAGGCATCCGAGGGGCGGTTCTATCGGAGAAAAAAAGGAGAATAATATGAAAGACCCTAAAATATGCGGTAATTCTATTAATATTAATGGCGTATATATATGCCGATTAGAATGCTTGCCTTGTAGCCGTGTTGAAGGTTGCGCCAAAAGCAAAGCGGAAGCATTAGTCGATGCGCTAATTAAGTCTATAAAAGGAGAATGATATGGAACTGATATCGAGAGAAAAACTAAAAGAAGTAATCGAACCGATGGTGGGTAAGTTTGACGATGACGGCGAATTTTGGTGGACAAGGGAAAGCATATTAAGAGCCATCGATAATGCTCCCGCCGTAGAAGAACGGAAAGAGGGAAAATGGATACCAGTAAGCGAAAGACTCCCAGAAGTAGGTAATACTTGTATTGTGACGGGTAAGCAGAAATATTTATGGGAAAAAGAATGGGAATATTTTGTTGATGTCGCAGATAGTGGCGGTGATTATATAGATGATTATTGGGACACAAACAATGATTGGATAGAAGGGCAAGAAACGCATATCATCGCTTGGATGCCGTTGCCCGAACCGTGGAAAGGAGAATGATATGGGAGTAAAACTAATATGGCTTGAATTAGATGTCAAGGACGATGACTATTTCTGCGTAGATTCCCGTGTGAAATAGGGGGAAGGAAAACGATGACCATATATAGAGGACACGAAGGGAAAGACAGAGTCTGTTGCAATTGCGGACACAACATAAGAACTCCGCAAAAAACATACATCGATTGCAACTGCGACATTGACGGACATTATATCGGATATATAGATAATTTTGACTGTTGGTGCAGACATTGGGCAAAGGAAAGGAAAAGCGATGAGCGAGATATACGGAAAAGAATGTTTAAACTGTCAAGAATGGGATTGTAGTTGGTGTCCCGTTTATATTGAATATAAGGAAAAAATAGAGAGGTGGGAAGATGAGCATAATACTAAAAGGGATTGATATTGAAAAGTATTCGCAAGCAATAATTATCCATCCAAGCGGGAAGGTATACAAATATGATGGTGACTGGCGTATTGATAACAACAGCCCATATCAAGCCATCCAAATCCCAAAGAAACACGGAAGATTAAAAGACTTTGATGCAGATGGAGTCCATCCAGTTATTGTAGATGGCGAATATATGGTAAGAGTAGACGATTTAGACGAAATACCTACAATATTAGAAGCGGAGGGGTAAGATGTACGAATGTTTCCATTGTGGAGCAAAAGCTGTTTACTGGGACGCAGACTTTAACTTTGAGGACTATGGCTTTGAGGGCGAGGGTATTATACACGAATGTACCTGCGGAAACTGTGGTGCGAGGATAATTTATTTAGTAGAGGGGAAAGATGAAATCGCTGATAAGTGATAATAAGGTTTGCTGGGTATGCGGAACAATATTTAACCTGCATAAGCACCATATATTCGGGGGAGCTAACCGAAAAAAAAGCGAAAAAGATGGATGCTGGTGCTACCTATGCGCTTCCCACCATAATATGAGCGATGCAGGTGTACACTTTAATAAGGAGCTGGATTTAAAGCTGAAACGGTTATGCGAACAGAACTGGCTGGCAGTGCGTAACAAGACCGAAGAAGATTTTATAAAAGAGTACGGAAAGAACTATCTGTAAAATCGCTGTTTTAAAACACCACATCAGCGCAAATGGGTAAATACTTAATAAAGCTATAAAACACGCTAAAATCGCTGATTTTGGCGCTTATAAAAGCGAATATGTAGTATAATTAACTACGGAATTTAGGAAGGGGAGTGAAAATGGGTACAAGCAGGTTTAACAAATACCACAACAAGAAAATTGAAATAGACGGAATGACTTTTGACAGCCAAAAGGAATACGAAAGGTGGTGTGAATTAAAGATACTGGCAAAGGCTGGCGTTATAACAGAGCTACGAAGACAGGTATCGTTTGAGGTTGTGCCAGCCTGCAGGAAAAGCGATGGCAAGATGGAGAGGGCGGTCAAGTATATAGCGGACTTCGTGTACAGAGAGAAAGGGAAACTGCAGGTGGAAGATGTAAAAGGGTTTAAGACTCCCGAGTACATTATCAAAAGGAAACTAATGCTGGAAAAGTACGGTATCACAGTAAGGGAAATCTAATGGACATATTTGATAGCATATTAGACTTGGAGAAACGGATTAGGCGGTTAAAGGAACAGAGGGACGAAACAGAGGAACAAGCGTTACCGACTGCGGTGGCGTATAAGGCGGACAAGGTGCAGACAAGCGGTACAGCCAGCACGATAGAAGAAGCTGTGGTGCGCAAGATGGAGATAGAGGACAAAATAAAGAAACTGGAGCAGGAACAGAAGAAACTGCAAATCCAGTTGATACGCTTGATGAAGCCATTAAGCTTAAAGGAACAGCAGGTGCTGACCCTGCGTTACATAAACTTTGAACGCTGGCGACAGATATACTGCATTATGGGTGTGTCTAAACAGAGGGCGCATAAATTATGCAAGCAGGCGAAAAGAAAGGTGCTGGAGAGGTAAAAACTTTCCCTTGCAAAAGTTGACCATTAGTCCTATGATTATGGTGAGCTCAAGAAAAGGCAGTCTTTGAAGCTCCAAAAAGCTTTTTGCTCTCGCTTTTTGAAAATAAAGGCACTCGAGAAATCGGGTGTCTTTTGCATTTTACGGAGAAAAACAGGAGACAGATTATGGTAATTGAAAACATTAAGGTAGAGGATTTAAAGCCTTACGAAAATAATCCGAGAAACAACGATGAAGCGGTGCAGTATGTAGCAAACTCCATTAAAGAGTTCGGCTTTAAAGTGCCTATCGTTATTGATAAGGATAATGTCATTATAGCAGGACATACAAGGCTTAAATCGGCTGAATTACTGGGTTTAAAAGAAGTTCCGTGTATTAGGGCGGATGACCTTACAGACGAACAGGTAAAGGCTTTTAGAATCGCAGATAACAAGGTAGCAGACAAGTCCACTTGGGACGCTGGGCTGTTAGGCGAGGAACTGAACTTGCTAATAGACAGCTTTGATATGACGGACTTCGGATTCGGTGAGTTTGAAATCTCAATGTATACAGAGGATATGCAGGCTGACGAGTACGATGACGACATAAGCGAGTACACAGAAAAAGCCGATGAGTTTCTAAAAGCTAAAAGGTGCATCATAACATATAAAGGCGAGCAGGAAGAAGAGTGGCTCAAAAAACAGTTGCATCAAGACGAGCTGAAAGTATCCTACAGCGTGGAAGAGCTGATGAGGGTGTAAAGTGAAAGTCATCCAGCTACGAGGAACAAATGCAGTCGGTAAAACGACTATCGTTAGGCAATATATCGAAAGGAATGCGCTGACGGTACACGAAGAGACTGTTGATGGGAGAAAAGTATATATCACTTGTGATGATTCACATAGCGTTATTGTCCTCGGGAAATATGGCGAGAAATGGGGCGGATGCGACTGCTTTAAAGATAAAGTGCAGGTTTTTGACACGATTATACTGCTGGTCAAAAAATACCAGCCCGAAGCCATAATATTTGAGGGGCTTCTGTATGGAAAGACATTTAAATTTGCTTCCAGCCTTAACAAAGCGCTGAAAAGATATGGCTGTTCTTTTATAGGGATAGTGCTGAATGCAGACTTTGACTTTGTTCTAAAGCGCTTGCAGGTGCGGAACGGAAACAAAGAAATAAACATAGAAGCGTTCTATAACACTTGGAAGTCCGTCCTTGTTTCTTATGACAAGCTTAAAAAAAGCGGTGTTCCGATGAAGCTGGTAGACATCACAAATTATAAATACGACGAGATGTATACGATATTAGAAACGGAGGTTTAATATGGCAGGCGGAAGCTATAAATCACCGAGGTGGACTGGCGAAATAGCTGACTGCTCCTTACCTGTTACCCTTGATACATATTCAAACTGTTCTTTCGGCTGTGTGTATTGCTTCAGCCAGTATCAAAGAGGAGTGGGCGCAGGCAAAGAGGATTATTATAGCAAGAATGTCAAATATATAAATGTGGACGCTGTTAAGAAAATATTCAGCGGTGAAGATAAAGAAAGCTTGTTTTACAAGTATGTCAAAGACAGGAGACCTATTCAATACGGTGGATTAAGTGACCAGTTCGATGGATTTGAAAGGAAATACGGTAAGACCTACGAGCTTTTGAAATATCTCAAGGAAATAAATTATCCCATATGTTTCAGCACGAAAGCGACTTGGGTATTTGACGATGAAAAGTACAGGGAACTTTTTAAAGGTGCTGACAATTGGAACATAAAGTTTAGCATCATAACGCTGGACGAGGACGATGCAAGGCACATAGAGGTTGGAGTACCATCACCGAGACAACGCTTGGAAGCGATGCGAAAGTATAATGAGCTTTCAAAAGGCGGTACGACATTAAGACTCCGTCCGTTTATTTTAGGCATTAGCGATAAGACATATCTTGACTTAATAAGGGCTTCCGCAGATGCAGGGGCAAGCGCTGTGACTACAGAGTTCTTCTGCTTGGAGATGCGGAGCATTAAAGAATCAAAAGAGAACTATAGGGCAATAAGCGAAAGGTGTGGCTTCGACATTGTTGACTTTTATAGAAAGTATTCAAACGGAAGCGGATACTTAAGGCTTAACCGCAAAGTGAAAGAAAAATATATCTATAATATGCAGAACTTATGCGAGAAGCTGGGCTTGAGGTTCTATGTAAGCGACGCACACTTTAAGGAGTGTTCTTGCAATGCCTGCTGTTGTGCATTACCGCCATCGTGGGATTATAGCAGAGGACACTTTGCAGGGGCGCTACAAATAGCAAAGAAAGAAGGCTCGGTAAGATGGTCGGACATTGAACGAGATATGTATTTCTTGGAAATATCCCTTAAGAAAAGCGCATTAATGCAGTCAAGCGAGCAGAGGGCAAAGTATGCGAATATGACTGTAAAAGACTACCTGCATTATCTGTGGAATAATCCTAAAATGGGGCAGTCGCCTTACAAGATATTTGAGAAGGTATTGATGCCCGATGGATATGACGAGAATGGGGATATAATCTACAGATTCAATGAGCAGGTAACTTTTGAAAAAATCAAAGGCATCGCAAAAGGCGAAACCTTGCGTGAAAGGGTGTGAAAATGTGGCAAAAGCAAGCGACAACTTAATACCACAGGCGCACAAGTTAAGCGTAGAAGAAGCGTCGAAAGGTGGTAAGGCAAGCGTCAAGGCAAGGCGTGAGAAAAAAGCCTTTAAGGAACTGCTGGAAATGTTGCTTGAGGAAGAAGTAAAAGACACAAAAGGCAATTCAACAGGGCTGACAAGAAAGGAAGCACTGGCTATTACTGCAATACAAATCGGCTTGAGTAGCAAGGCAAAGGACAAGGACAAACTGGAAGCCTTTAGGCTCATAAGAGATACGATAGGCGAAGCGCCAAAAGAACGACTTGAGGTTACTGGGTTAGAAGAACAACAGAACAAAGTTGATGAACTGCTGGCAGAATTGAGGGAAGATGAAGCTGGGGAAGAAATATAAAGCTTTTATGCGCTGTCTAAATCCAAAGATGGAGTTCCTTGAGGGTACGACATCGGCAGGAAAGACAACAGTGGGCATTTATAAATTCATCCTCAAGTGCTGGGAAAGCCCTGTCAGCCAGCACATAATCGCAGGGCTTGATGCAGGTACAATAGAAAAGAACATTATTAACAAGGAACACGGTATTTTAGATGAATGGGGCGAGCTGGTAGAATACAGGGGTGGCGGTACATCCAATGAGAAAATGTCTCACATACTGTTAAAAGCCAGCACAGGCGTGAAGAAGATATACATACTTGGATATGACGACAAAAAGCGCTGGAAGAAAGCCCTTGGAGCGCAGTATGGGTGCATCTTTATAGATGAGATTAACATAGCCGATATGGACTTCGTCCGTGAAGCGGTTATGCGATGCGAATATGTTATGGCTACGCTTAATCCCGATGCTCCCGAACTGCCAGTATACAAAGAGTATATAAACCATTCAAGACCTCTAAAGGAGTGGGAAGATGATACGCCAGTTGAAATCTTAAGGGAGCTGTCGGAAGAAAAGAAAGAGGGCTGGATACATTGGTTTTTCTCCTTTGATGATAATGTAGGGCTGACAGCAGAAAAGAAAAAAACCATCATAGCGAATGTGCCTGCAGGTACAAAGATATATAAAAATAAAATACTGGGCTTAAGGGGCAAGGCGACAGGGCTGGTGTTCCCTTTATACAAGCCCGACATTCACGGTATTAGCCACGAAAGCGCATTGCAATATCTGCGTGATAAGTATGACCCTACACAGGACGAATACTTTGAAATATTCACAAGCGGTTTAGATACATCGTATTCCGCCAATAGTGCCGACACCATCGCTATGACCTACGGTGCTATCACCAATAAAGGCAGGGTGTTCCTGCTGGCGGAAAAGGTGTACAACAACAAGGATTTGAACATACCGTTATCGCCATCGGATACGGTGGTAAACTATGTTGAGTTCTTGGAACGCTGTCGCAGGACTTGGGGCGGTTATGCGAGACACACCTTTATAGACAGCGCAGACTCGGCAACAATAACGGAAGCCTTAAAGTATAAAAGGGCGCACGCAGAGTGCGGATATATATTTGAGGGCGCATATAAAAAAACAACAAACATAGACAGGATTAACTTGCAGAATGGGTGGATGAACTACTCGGACGAGGTTGAGCCTGTCTTTTTCGTGTGTAACGACTGCAAGAACTACATCGGGGAGCTTAACACATATAGCTGGAGAGAGGACAGGGACAATGAGCCCGAGGATGGGAATGACCATTGTATCCAGTCGTGGCAGTATGGCTGGCTTCCTTATAAGCATAAAATCGGAGTAGGAAATGGGGATAATAAGTAAAATGGCAGACAAAATGAGAAAGAACATAAGAAGCTTCCTGCAGATAGAGCCTCCTCCTGTTAGGAGCTATTTTATCCAGTCGGTGCTGGACTGGCAGGGGAACTGCATTAAGAACTTGATATGGTATCGGGGCGATGCAAATGAGCTTGCGGAGTTCTATAAGCAGGTGGACGGACTTGCCACAGGACAGCGCTTTTGGTCTGCTGTTCCCATAACAGGCAGAGAGATAGAAAAGATACATACTGGGCTTCCTGCGATTATGGTGGACACACTGACGAACATTATCGTTAGCGACTTAAACGATGTGGAAATAAGCGACCATACAGAGCAGGAGCTGTGGGACTTAATAGCAGAGGACAACAATTTTAATGACCTTGTAAGCGAAGCGGTGGGCGATACCCTTGTCTATGGCGATGGGGCTTGGCGTGTAAGCATTATGCCACATTTAAGCGAGTATCCAGTTATCGACTATGTTGAAGGCGACAGGGTGGAACTTAAGAAAGAGCGTGGCAGACTGCGTGAGGTAATCATAAGAACAGACTACCACGAAAAAGGAAACTGCTACACGCTGGAAGAACACTATGGCGAAGGCTACATAGAAAACAAGCTTAAGAAAGGCGAGCAGGAAGTGCCGATAGGCTATGTAGACAGGATAGCTAATATCCCCGAGCGTATTGAGTGGGATGGCGACTTTATGCTGGCAATACCGATGCGCTTCTTTAAAAGCAAACGCTATGAGAACAGGGGCGGAAGCTTATTTGATACTAAAGTAGAAAACTTTGATGCGCTGGACGAGGTATGGTCGCAGTGGATGGATGCCCTGCGTAAAGGCAGGACAAAAGAGTATATCCCCGACAATATGTTACCGAGGAATCCAAACACTGGTGAATTAATAAAGCCATCAGCTTTTGATAACGCTTACATCAAAGTTGATGCCAAAATGGGCGAGAACGACAGCAATAAGATAGAGGTGGTGCAGGCAGAAATCCGACACGAATCTTATCTATCCACCTACATCACAGCGCTTGACCTGTGTCTGCAGGGCGTTATGAGTCCGTCAACGCTGGGCATAGACAATAAGAAGCTGGATAACGCTGAAGCACAGCGTGAGAAAGAAAAGACAACGCTTTACACAAGAAATCAAATTATCGGCGTACTGCAGGAAGTTCTGCCACAGGTTGCAGAGGTAGCTATTAACGCTTATTACACAGCGAACAGGGTGGCTTTAAAGGATATAGATGCTACTATCCAATTCGGTGAGTATGCAAATCCCTCGTTTGAATCACAGGTGGAAACGGTAGGCAAGGCAAGGACGCAAGGCATAATGTCTATCGAAGCTTCCGTGGAAGAACTGTATGGCGACACTAAAGATGACGACTGGAAAAAGAAAGAAGTCGCAAGGCTTAAAGCAGAGCAAGGGGTTGCAGAAGTTGAAGAGCCTGCAGTTGGGCTCGGATGGGAGCAGATATTTGAAAATCAAAATCGGGACAAAGCTGTGGGAGATGAAACCGTCACAGTGGAAAGCGCTACGACTAACAGCTAAAGACCTCGCTGGTATGGGCGTATATGCAGTAGAAAAAGACGAATATGGCGAACTGGTAAATACTACCATTACCACATTAAAGGCGCTGAAATCGCAGATTAAAGCCTACAGGGCGGAGGGTTTCAAGGTTTATTACAATGCTAAATGACAAGGACGCTTACGACATAGCTAAAATCTATGACACCATTGAAAGGGAGCTCATAGACGATATGATGAAGAACTTTGCACACCACAGGGCAGAGGAAACAGAAGAGGGCTATGACTGGGAACAGTGGCAGGTCTTGCAGTTGCAGGCGCTGGAGGAATACAAAAATAAAAACCTACAGAAATACACTTTTAAAGGCGTACGGAATAGGATAAAGCACGCCATCACTAATGCGAACGCCATTGGTGGAGGAGATGCTGAAAAGTTAATACTGCGAGCGCTAAAGAAAGGGCTGACAGCAAAAAGGCAGGGCTCGGAACAGTTTTTTAAAGTAAACGAAAACAGGGTAAACGCACTTATTGATGCAGTACAAAACGACCTCGATAAGGCTCAAAATGCGCTTTTAAGGAAGGCGAACGACGCATACCGTAAGATAATATTTAAGACGCAGGTGCAGGCTTCTACAGGCTCTATAACATACGAAAAAGCTGTAGACCTTGCCACGAAAGACTTTCTTACTGCTGGGATACAATGCATACAGTACAAGAACGGTGCTATGCATACAATTTCCAATTATGCGCAGATGGCTATGCGCACCAGTATGAAGAGGGCTTACTTGCAGGGTGAAGCGACGAAGCGTAACGAGTGGGGAATAGCTACGGTGATAGTAAACCACAGAAATCACGCCTGCTCAAAGTGCCTGCCATTCGTGGGCAAGGTATTAGTTGATGATGTATATGGCGACAGGGGAAGCGACTGGTACGCCAGCTACTTGAGTAACGAATGGGGCTTTAAGGTGCAGACGCTTTCGTCTGCTATGGAAGCAGGGTTTCTTCATCCGAACTGCAAGGACGGTCTGTCCACATACTTTCACGGTATAACGCCAAAACCGAAGCCTATGACAAAGCAGGAAATCGCTTATGCGGAAGCTTATGAGGAAGTAGCTACAGATGCACAGGGCGCAAGGAACAAGGCAGATGCGTTCCGCAGGCTGGCTGAATACGCTTTAGACCCACAGGATAAGCGAATGTACACTGCAAGGATGATAGAGTGGGAAGAGAAAGCAAAGCAGTATGAGGAAACGCTTGCCAATATGCCTCCAGTATATGAGACAGCTCCGCCAGTTAACCGACCGCCTATTAGGCAGGAGATACCGATAAAATATGGCTTTGATTATAAGGGCATTATCGAACTGCCCGATAATTGGGTTGAGTTTGAAGACTTGGGAACTGGAAGATTATATTTCAAAGAGCCAAAAAGCAGGCTGGAGATACCGTGGGACGACCTGCCGAGCAGGACTCAACGCTATATGACATATCACCAGTACGATAGATACGGAAAATCATTCTACATTCAAAAGAAAGACCTTGAAAGACAAATGCTTCGTTCACAAGACGCATCGGGGCTGTCAGACTACGACAAAAGGCGGAGCAGGTACGATGATTTGATAAAGGCTGGCTACGAATGGGTAGGTACTACAGACATCTACAAGTATAACAACTGGTTTGATTTGTACTTCTTCAAAAAAGATGGTAAAATGTATCTTATATTTGAGGAAGCACAGCTCTACAAAAAGGTAGAGGACGAAACGGTAAAAGCCATTAACAAAAGGCAGAAAGAAGTGTCAAAACTGCTGTGGGATAGAAATGTTCGATTCAGTGATTTGACATATAGGCAGGGCGATGACTGGGTGCAGGCAATGAAAGAGTTCCATACGGTTATGGAAGCAGACTTGCCTGTTACTTGGGTTACGGAAGCCGAGTATGAGAGCATCGAGGGTGAAAAGCTGTTGCGAGGATTCGCACAGAACTCACACTTGAGGGGCGACATAACCTCGGGCGGTATGACAACACAGCAAATGGCTGACCAGCTTATGAAAGGCGGTGTGGCTGACTGCTTCCCATCCCGAGGAGTATATGGCGACTGCATTGCTTATGTGTCAAATAATGAAAAGCTGGCTTATGAATACGCCACAGGGTACAGCACCAGCGAGCACGGATTTATCGCAGAAATGAAGCTCAAGCGTGATGCAAGGGGTATTTCGTATGATGATGCGAAAGACTTGTTTGAAGCGCTTAATCACACATCGTTGACCGCAGGGGCAGACCCTTATTTCAGCACGCACCAAAGACGACTATCTCAAGGCGTAGAGGTAGGAAAGGCGATGCAGTTGCTCGGCTACGACTACATCTACGAAGAACGAGGAGATGGACTTCCTGTTCACTTCTATATGATTCTTAACCGTGATGCAGTAGTGGCTTGTCCTACAAAGTGGATAAGAAATGGCGATGTAAGAATAGGATGGAAGGGCTATGACCAATACAGAGGATATTAAATACAAGTATTTTCATTCAGCTTATGCTCCGCAGTTTCACAGGTTGAAAGAGATTATGACAGGGCAGGCAAGCGATTTTATGAACGGTATAGACCGAAGAAATGACTTCGCAAAGGTACAGCCCGACATATGGGCATACACGCAGGACGATGTCATAAAGTGTCAAGACATTGATGACTTACCTGCGGACTGGCGCAAGCTGGCGGACATACTGATAAGAAAATACAAGCTGGACAAATAACCAGCAGGAACGATTATTAAAGGCAGTCGAAAGGCTGTCTTTTTTAATGCTTGAGACACAAGCAAATAAACTGAAAAAGAGAGACACTCTTAAAACTGGTAATAGTGAGACACACTTAAAACTGAAAGGAGAAAACAATGGACGAAAACAACAACAACGGAAGCCAGCAGGCAGAACAGCAGGCAGGGCAGGCAGAACAGAACAAGGGCGCAGAAATTGATTACGATAAGCTTGCCAGCTTAATTGAGGGAAAGCAGAAAGTAACGGAAGAGACCGTTATTAAGGGCTATCTTAAACAGCAGGGGCTTTCACAGGACGAGATGAGCGAAGCCATCAGCGCTTTTAAGGCAAAGCGTGAAGCAGAGAAGCCCGATGTAGACGGTATGCGTGCAACAATAGAGAAACTGCAGGCACAAATCGCACAGGACAAGCTGGACAAGGTGGCAACAGATGAAGCTTTAAAGCTGGGGCTGGATGCCAAAACTATGCCTTATGTCGTTAAAATGGCGGATTTAAGCAAGGTTTATAAAGCAGACGGTACAGTTGATGCCGAAGCGGTTTCAAAGGCGTTAAATCAAGTATTGACGGACATACCAGCGTTAAAACCTACAGCCAAAGAAAATCAAGGTTTCCGAATTGGTGGAAACGATGACTCCAAAGACTCCAAAGAACAGCTTGAGGGAAAGCTGGAGAATATTTTCCTCAACAAAAGACAAATTCAGTCAATAATTTAATTAAGAAAGGAAGAAAGAAATGCCTATTAATTACGCAGAAATTTTTGAACCTACTTTACTGCAGAAGTACGAAGCCGAACAGCGTTCTTTCGCTCTCTACAATTCAAATCCGCAGGTAACCTTTATGAACGCAAAGACCATCAAAGTTCCTAACCTTACTCTTACAGGCTATAAAGACCACACAAGAGCAGGGCAGTTCAACAGAGGAACAGTTTCTAACGCTTGGACACCTTATGTGCTGGGACACGACAGAGATGTTGAGTACTTCCTCGACCCTATGGATGTAGATGAGACAAATCTTACTGTATCCATCGCAAATGTGCAGAATGTATTTGAGACAGAGCAGGCTATCCCCGAAAGAGATGCTTGGACTTTCTCCAAACTCTATGCACAGCTTGTTGCAAACAGCGTTACTCCCAACACTACAGCCATCACAAATGCGAACGCTCTTGATATGTTCGACACATTTATGCAGGATATGGATGATGCCAGCGTACCCGAGGAAGGCAGACTTCTCTATGTAACACCTGCAGTTTATAAGACACTTAAGCAGGCGCAGGGTCTTGAGAGGGTTATGAACATCACAGACGCTTCACAGGCAGTAAACAGAAAAGTACACAGCCTTGACGATGTTGAAATCATCAAAGTTCCCTCTGCAAGATTCAAGACTCTGTATAACTTCACCACAGGTTTCGCTCCTGCAACAGGTGCAAAGCAGATTAATATGCTCCTTGTTCATCCCGATTCAGTAATCGGAAGAATGAAGTATGAGTATATTAGAGTTTTCACTCCTGGAAACGACCCTTACACTGCTGATAATTATGTATATCAGAACAGAGCATACTGGGATATCTTCGCAGTACCCACAAGACTTGACGGAATCAAGATGAATGTGGAAGCTTAAAGGCTGAAAGGAGAAAGCTATGCAGGCAATTAAAGAGAATGCAGTTTACAGAGTAAACGAAGAGAACAAGGAAGAATACCGTAGCAGGGGCTTTGACATTTACGATGATAATGGAAAGCTCCTTGCCTACGGTGTGGGCAAAGTTGTTCCTATTGAAAAATATGTGGAACTGCAGGAAGAAAACAAAGCCTTAAAAAAGGAAATTGAAGCTTTAAAGAAAGGTAAAAAGAAAGAGGCTTAAGATGTACGCAGACACGACATATTATTTTGAGCAGTATGGCGGAAAGATAACCAGCAATGAGCTTGAAAGGCTGTTGCAGGAAGCAAGTGATGATATCGACATACTCACGCACTACAGAATAGAAAGAATAGGCTTTGACAAGCTGACCGAGTTCCAGCAGACACAGATAAAGAAAGTGTGTTGCAGGCAGGCGGATTTCCGCAGTGAAAATGCAGATGTACTGAATACTCCGCTAAACTCATACTCTATAAATGGCGTGTCTATGTCTATGGGAAATACTTCTTATTATGGCATATATTCGGGCGTGGCTATGGATAACACCACATACAAAATGCTTCAAGCGACAGGGCTTACAACGGATATGATTTTTCCGAGTGAGACGAGGTGGTGGGTATGAAATATCCGAAGCTGGTAAAACTATTTGCTCTCTCTACACCAATCTCCGCAGATGTAACCGTCGAAGGTATAGACGAAGATGGCGCTCCTGTTACTGGGGTAACATATTCGGGCTTATGCAATTATCAAGATAATGCTCGACGCATAGTCACGAACGATAAAGTGGAAACTGATTTGACGGGAACTGCATACTTCGACGGGGACATCGCACCAGCACTGTCTGTTATTTCGGGCGGAACTGCGGTGGTACACGGAGCAGAGAGGATTATTGTTAAAGGCGAAAAAGCACGAAATCCCGATGGAACAGTAAACTTCACAAGGCTGGACTTAAAATGAAAGATGCAATTACAGTATTGAATATAAAGGGGATAATGCAGGTAGACAATGCGACAAGGGAGTCGCTGGAACAGACTGCCGAGCAAGTGGTAACAGATGTTCGTCTGTCGCAGACTATGCCATTTAGGCAAGGCACACTGCAGAACGACAGCACTTTCGCTGACCTGTCAAACTCAAGGCAGGGCGAAGTTTATGTGGTATCGTCTACGCCATATGCAAGGCGGTTATACTACCATCCCGAATATAATTTCAATAGGGAAGAGAATATTCAAGCTGGCGCTTACTGGTTTGAGCCTTATAAGAACAACGGTGCGAAATTTCAAAGCGTGCTGGGATGGTTTAAGAAGTTTATGAAAATGAACGGAATGTAAAGGAGATAATATGCTAACACTTGCAGACATAAGGGACTATATTGAGGGCTTCGGGGTAGGCGCTAATTTCTCCATCGGCAAAATAGATGCCCGAAAGAATAAAAGCATTGGCATATACCAGCGACCCGAATACGGTGAAGCGAATGTTATGCTGGGCGGTGTGGAAACTACAAAGACATATATCAAGCGCATATCCGTTCTCGTTCATTGGAACAAGAATGCCAAAGAAACAGAAGAAGAAGCTTTAAAGCTATATTTTGACCTTTTCTACACAAAAGGCGACATCAACGGTAATTCCGTCAAATATGTTGAGCTTAAGATGCCCGAGCCTGTTGATTTAGGCACAGACGAAAACGGTATTTATGAGCGTGTCATATGGGCGGATTTTTATTATGAAGAAAAATAAAAGGAGGATAAGATGGCAGTAACAAGCGGAGTATATCCTTGTTATGAAAATCAGTTCAAAGTAGGGGAGCAGGCAACAGGTGCTTCCACAATAGCAGACTGTGAAACATTCTCCATTTCTATCGACAATGGCGTTGAGGAGTGGACTCCTTTCACGACTGGTGGCTGGGTGCGCAGGTTAATGACCGCAAAAAGCATCACCATTACTGTGAACGGAAAGAGAAATGTAGGCGACACAGGCAATGACTATATCGCTGGAAAGTTTATGTCAAACGGACAGGACGCACAGGGATACTTTGAATGGACTTTTCCCGATGGTGGCAAACTGGTAATGGAAGATGCCGTTATCAATGTAACCAACATCGGAGCAGGCGACAGCACAGCAGTCGCTCCGCTGGAATTTGAGGTTATGTCCAACGGACAGCCGACATATACACCAGCATAAACAGCAGGGGCAGGCTTCGGTCTGCCCTTTTGTTGCATATTTTACGACTTTTTAAGCTGGTTTGTAGCGCAAAGGTAAACTTATATAGCAACAGCGTAAAAATGCGTCAAATCAGCGATTTAGGGGCTTAAAAAAGCCGAGAACGGAGAATGTTATGGGTAGAAAATACGATATCACAGAAAAACTGACTTTTGCTCCCTCACCTGTGGTGGTAATTAAGGGCGTTGAATTACAGTTAGACGACAGCGCAAGCACAGTGTTAAAGCTTATGAGCAGAATAGGCAACGGAGATATGTCTACAGAGGACATACTGGCATCAGCCGAACTGCTCTTCGGTAAGGACGGACTTAAGAAGCTGGACAAGCTTAAGCTGTGCTTTAGCGACTTCACGAAAGTTATTACAGAATGCGCTGATATTATCGTCGGGGGTGATGAGTCGGGGGAAGCCGAGGAGATGCTGGCTACGACTTAATTGAGGATTTTGGTCTTATCGTAGCTTCGTTTCGCCAGCAGTACGGAATCCGAATCAAGTCAAAAGAATTTGAGGGAATGAACTGGGACGAGTTCTGCGACCTTATAAATGGCTTAAATGAGCAGACTCCGCTCTGTAAGGTGATACAGATACGAAAGGAGACAGACCCTGCAGTGCTAAAAGGTTTCACAGCAGGGCAGAAACAAATCCGAAGCGACTGGCAAAGGCATCTCGCAAGTCAGAAAACGCAAAAGGAAACGAACCAGTTTTTGGAAGCTATACAAAAGGGCTTCAAAGAGCTGGCTATGAAAGGAGATTAAATGCCAATAGCAGGGACGAATGTCGGTACGACATATCTAAATGTCACAGCGAATACAACTCCATACAAGAAGTCTTTGCAAGGGCTTGGAAGCTATGCTGGCAAGATAGGAAAGGTTATCGGCACAGCTTTTGCGGTCAAATCATTGGCGAAATTCAGCTTGTCCTGCGTAGAGCTGGCTTCCGATTTGTCGGAAGTTAACAATGTAACGAACAAGGCTTTTGCAGGTATGGGCAAGCAGGTTGACGAATGGGCTCAAAAGGCAGTTAATTCTTACGGACTATCGGAAACGATGGCGAAGTCATATTTAGGCACATTCGGAGCAATGGCGAACTCTTTTGGGTTTACGAAAAAAGAAGCCTTTGAAATGTCATCGGCACTGGCTGGGCTGGCTGGCGATATAGCTTCTTTTTACAATACATCACAGGAAGAAGCGTTTACCAAATTAAAATCCGTTTTCACAGGCGAAACTGAAAGCTTGAAGCAGTTGGGAGTCGTAATGACACAGACTGCGCTGAATGAGTACGCACTGGCAAACGGATTCGGGAAAACAGTACAGCAGATGACAGAAGCGGAAAAGGTTTCCTTAAGATACGCTTTTGTTCTAAACCAGCTGAAATTCGCAAATGGCGACTTCGCTCAAACGCTGGGCTCATCTTGGGCGAATCAAATACGAGTATTAAAGCTTAACTTTGAGTCGCTAAAAGCCACGATAGGAAAGAGTTTAATGGCAGTGTTAATGCCTGTTATAAAGGTGATTAACGCCATTTTAACAGGGCTGACGGTACTGGCAAGGAAGTTTAATACGGTATTCAGTAAGCTGACAGGCTTACAGCTTGACGATTCTACAGCGCAGGTATCAGTTAACTTGGACGATGCAGGTGGAAGCGCTGGTGGTTTAGCCGATTCACTGGACGATGCAGGTGGAAGCGCTGGCGGTGCTACACAGGCAGTCAAAAACCTTAAGCGTGAGCTTATGGGCTTCGATAAGATTACAAAGTTAAGCGAGGTTACCGACGCAGGCGGAAGCGGTGGCGGTGGCGGAGCTGGTGGAGTAGGCGGTGGCGGAGCTACTGTAGACACTACACCTGCAACGAAGACAGCGCAGGCACTTGGAAAGATTAAGCTTCCCGAAAACCTGTTAAAGGCTTTTGACCACTTAAAGTCCTCGCTTGCGGATATAGCTAAAATCGGCAAAGATGCGCTTTTGTATGTATGGGAGAAAGTGCTGAAACCGTTAGGCAAGTGGACTTTGAACAGGCTCGCTCCACCTTTAGTGGAAGCACTGGCATCAGCGTTTGACCTTTTAAAAGAAGTCTTACTTTTCTTCAAACCAGTAGCGCAGTTCATATTTGAAAAGATACTTGCACCATTAGCGAAACTGTTAGGCGAAGCGCTTATTAAGTATCTTGAATGGACAGCAATTAAATTCCAGCTTATGGCTCTTGCCTTAAGGCAGTTGAGAGTGAAGCTGGGCGAGTTATTTGACAAGTATGTAAAGCCATTTATCCAGCGTATCGCTCCCAGCGTTAAAAAGGGACTGGAAAATATTGGCAGTGCGGTCAAGACAGCTATACTGGGAAAGATGGTGCAGGCTATAGGAAAAGTGAAAGCTTTTGCTGATGCAGTTAAAAATATCCCGAACAAGGTAGCGGAAATCAAAGCCGAAGTAAAGACAAAGTGGGAAGAGATAAAAGGCACTTGGAACAGGCTTATCAGCAACATAAAAGACAAGACTGCCAGTATGAAAGCCCGAGTGGCTACTACTTGGAGCGCCATCAAGCAGAAGTGGTTTAACATTACAAGCAACATTAAAGACAAGACCGCTGATATGCGTGCTCGCATTGCTACTACTTGGGGCAATGTAAGAAATCGCTGGCATAACATTACAGACCACATCAAGAGCAAGATTGCTTATATGTACGCCAGCATAGGAAGCACTTGGAGCAGTTTAAAGTGGACTTGGGAAAGCCTTATGTCTAACTTCCGTGATAAGTATGTAAGTGTTTACCTGTCTATCGTGGGCAGTATACAGGACTTAAAAAAGTGGTTTAATGACAATGTTATTTATCCGTTAAATGTAAAAATTCACTCCATACCGTTATTCAAGAGCATTAGCATTCCATACCTTGCGCAGGGTGGTTATGTGGGCAGAAATACTCCGAGGCTGGCGGTTATCGGTGATAACACAAAAGAGGGCGAAATCGTATCTCCCGAAAGCAAACTGCAGGCAATGGCAGACAGTGCAGTTGCAGGCGGAAACAAAGAAGTCCTTTCAATGCTTTCTGAAATACTGCAGGCTATAAGGAATGTAGATACGGACACTTATATTGACGGTAAGAAGATAACAGATGTAATCGTTAAGCAAATCAACAAGAACACAAGGGCGACAGGCAAGCTGGCGATAGAGGTGTAATATGGCGATGACATTAAAGATAGCAGGTGCAAGCCTGCCGACAGAAAACTTAACGCAGATAGCTCTCAATAATGAGATTATATGGTCGTCCAACACAGGGCGAACGACATCGGGTTTAATGATGGGCGATATTATTGCTAATAAAGCCACATTATCGCTTGAGTTTCAGTGGATAAGCGTTACGAATTTTAACACCATATTAAACGCTGTTAACAGCTCGCCTTTCTTTACCGTGCAGGTAAAGCTGGATAATATAACGCTTGCAGATATCACAGCATATCGCTCAACAGTAGAGAGAACGATGGGCGGAAAGTATGGCGGAGAATGGTATTTGCAAGGCGCTAAATTCCAGCTAATAGAGCAGTAAGGAGAAAAGATGATAACAGTTAATAGGGAAGTGGCGGAAGCGCTTTCGGCAGACAGCAGAAACTTCACAGCGAGAATGCTGATAGATGGTACTACGAATGTCGGTGGCAGTATTCGCAGTCTCAAAATATACAAAGGCTCTTGCGGTGCTGAAGAATTTAATCTTGGGGTCGTCTATTGTCCTTACTTGGAAGCGGTCATAGATTATGAGAATACTGTAGTCGATAACCTTGCAGGAAAAGAAATGCTGGTACAGATAGGAGTGAACTTGGGAACGCTGGAAAGCCCGAATTACTCATATATCGATATCGGATACTTTACAGCTTTTAAGCCGAGACTGCAGGGTACGCTTCTTTCTTTCACTGCATATGGCAGGCTGGCGACACGATTTGGGGCAGAATACTATAATACTGCGACTACACCAGTTTCGGCTGTTATAGGGGAAATTTCAAGCCTTACAGGGGTGAATATAACCGTTAAAGGTGGGCTTGATTTGACTGCAACGGTTACAGGCTTAAGCGGATGGACTTGTTTGGAAACCTTGCAGATTATAGCAGGAGTAGTCGGTGGATATGTTACAGAGGATAACGCTGGCGGACTGGTGCTGGCTTCCTTTGATGCATATGAGGACAGCTATGCAATTATCATCAACGAACTGCCAGTGCAGACCGCTCCTTATACCGTTACTGACACTGACGGTAAGATAGCCATAGAGGGTGATGACTGGATAGTGGAAGATGCAAATGCAGGAAACATAGAAGTAAGCTTTACCGCAGGGTCTGTCAGCGGAGCGAGCTTGTATACCTTGTCAGCGGATGTGTTTAAGACAATGCCATCCGTAAGAGCGAATGAAACTGTATTGACTGGCATCACTTGTTATCCGTCTATTACTGCAGGCGACACAAGCGTTACGCCATATGTTTATGGCGACGGAAAATATGAGTATGCGAACGAATATATGAGTCCCGAAGCCTTTAATAAGATGGTGGCTGTAGTGGGCGGATATTCATACACAGCAGGCTCACTGGAGATGGCGCAGGGCTTGCCTACTTTAGAGCCTTGGGATGCTATAGCTTACATCAAGGGCGATGACAGGTATATTATTCCGTGTATGTCCATACAAATCAATTATGATGGCGGTGTAGCGGTTAATGTAGCTTCGGTAGGCGAAGTTGAAGAGGAAGAGACGAACGGTTTCGCAGGCTTATTATCACAGCGGTTAGCGAGAACACTTGCAAAAGCCACAGAAGCGCAAGATGTAGCAGACAGGGCAGACGATGCCATATACGGTGATGACGGTCTTGCGGAAAAGGTGCAGGTCATATCGGGAACGGTAGACATACAGCACGGAGTTAATCCTTATGTCTTTATCCATACGGAGACAGATGGGGGAGAGTTAAACGCAGGCATTAAGATAACAGATAAGCGCTTAAGCTTTATGCAGAATAGCGAAGTGGAAGTAGCTTACATTGATACCACAGTCGCAGACGGAATGCTGAACATACCTACTGGCAGGATGGAAAGCTTAAAGATAGGCGAGTTGGAGATATTTAACTTAATGGGCGGAATAGGAATAAGGAGGGCGAATTAATGGGCGGATATATCAGCCTTTCATACAGCACTACCTCAAACGGTAATACATCGGCTACAGTGCGAGTAACAATGTCATATTATGGAAACGGTGTTTCCTATAATGGCGATAATTGCACCTGCAGTGTAACGCTGAACGGTACTACCAAATATTTCTATCATTCCTTTTCCGCATCTACATCGGCTCAAGTTATGGGGTATGCAGATTTCACCATAAGTAAGACGCACACGACACAGAACTTGACAGCTTCGGGCAGTATGGCGACAGGAGTTTCGCTGGGAACATTAACAGCCACAAAATCGGTCAGCGTGTCAGCAAAAACATCATATTCCGTATCATTTAAAGCTAATGGCGGAAGCAATGCACCATCAACGCAGACTAAATGGTATGGCGAAAGACTAACGCTTTCATCGAAGAAGCCGACACGAACTGGATACACCTTTAAAGGCTGGGGAACATCAGCTTCGGCAACGACAGTCGCATACAGCGCAGGCGGTAGTTACACAGCCAATTCAGCTATCACTCTCTACGCTATTTGGCAGGCAAAAACTTTCACAGTTTCGTATAATGCCAATGGCGGAAGCGGTGCTCCCTCATCACAGACGAAAACCTATGGAGTTAACTTAAAGCTTTCCGCAACAAAGCCAACAAGGTCGGGCTACAGCTTTTCGGGCTGGGCAACAAGTGCGACAGGCTCTGTAACATATCAGTCGGGCGGTACATACACAGCGAATAAAGCGGTTACTCTTTACGCAGTATGGACTCAAAAGACCTACAGCGTAACATATAACGCCAATGGCGGAACAGGCGCACCAGCTTCACAGACGAAAGTGTATGGGGCGAACTTAACGCTATCCAGCACGAAGCCGACAAGAGCAGGGTATATCTTCACAGGCTGGGCGACATCAGCCACAGGCGAAGTCAAATACCAGCCAGCGGATGTTTATAAGGACAATAAGGCGCTGGCTTTATATGCAGTATGGATAGACGCGTATATTCCGCCAAAAATCAAAGCGGTTACTGTGGACAGGTGTAATGCGGACGGAAGCGCTAATGGTGGCGGAGATTATGTGAAGCTGACCGTAGAGTGGGAATCAGCAATAAAGGCAGACGGAACAATAGACCCGACAGACATTGAATTTACTGGAGCATACAGCTACAGCGAAAGCAGTACAGAAGCAAGCGGAACAGCCAGCGACATTATAAATCTGCTTTTGGGTGAAACTGACGAAGCGGTTATTACGCTGACTGATACTGTTACGCAGGACAAGACCGAACGCACAGTTGAGCTACCTGCAGGCGCACCAGCTATTCACATCAACAGCACAGGCACAGCAGTCAGTTTCTTCGGGATAGCTAACGATGAGGATTCGGGCGTGTTTTTAAATGGCGAGGGCTTCTTTAATGGCAGGGCTTTTCCTAAATACAGATACATTACAGACGATTACTCAACACAGACAGCAAGGGCGTGGGAATACACAGGCATAGAAGTGGAAGTGCCTGCAGGACATATTTATCTCGCTCTTGCAGTAGCTGGCTGGGCACACGGAAGACCGACAGGCATTGGCTTCCATACCAGCTCAAGCCTTGATACTTGGAACGCACCAAATCAAAGGAGCGAAAGCTTGTCAAATGATGCAGGGCTTTCAAGGGCTGTGTTTATGCTTACAGAGGGAAGCTATTACCTGTTTAACATAAGGCAGGCTTCGGGCTCAAATACATACTATGTTCACATTATTGATTTCGATATAGCATAGGAAAGGAGACGATTATGAAAGACACCACATATGATATTCTTCGGTATATTGCAGACCTCGTTCTGCCTGCATTAGGAACTCTGTACTTCGCTTTAAGCGGTATTTGGAACTTCCCTTATGGCGAGCAGATAGTGGGAACTATTACTGCAGTAGTGGCTTTTCTTGATGTTGTTCTCAAGGTTAAGAAAAGCGATTACGACAAGCAGGCGGTGATGGAAGATGAATACGAAAATATTTGAGCAGGGAACTGGGGAGTGGGCAAGCTTCCCTTATCCCGAAGGAGACACAGTCAAGTCTAATGGCTGTGGCTTACTTGCGATAACAAATGTTTCTATAGAGATAGGGAAATACTGGGATAAGACTCCAGTATTTTTTTATCCCTTTATGAAACAATATGCAGTCTACGACAAAGGAACAGAAAGAAAGGGCATAGAGGACGCTTTAGACAAGTATTTTGGAAACCATATAACGCACAATGTTTCAAGCTCTATGGAGTCAGTGTGGGAAGCACTTGGCAAGGGCAATACAATAGCGATTGTCCTTTTCGGTGGTGGCACTGCATATGATGGCACAGAGTGGACTATTGGCGGTCATTATGTGGCTGTAACAGGGTATGAGTACAAAGACGGAAAACACTGGCTTTATACAAAGGATTCCTCTTGGCGACATAATGACGGCTGGCACACATACGAAGATTCTATGCAGGGGCTTATTCCCGAAAATGTCTATACTGCTGTTATACCTGCAGGCAAGTGGATAAAAAAAGGCGGATATTGGTATTACTATGAGGGAGACACGATGGTTAAGAATGCTTGGAGACAGGATACGCAGGGCGACTGGTATTATTTAGGCAAAGACGGAAAGATGCTGGTCAATGCGTGGGTAGAAGATGACGAAAAATGGTATTGGCTGGGCAAAGATGGCAAGATGGTCAAATCAAACCTTATAGAGTGGAAAGGGAATAAG